TCTATTCAATCTTGCTCCTATTCTTCCTATAATACCTTCACCATAACCTTCAGCCTCTGCTGCTCTCTCACTGGCAGTTGTTTCCTTTTCTTCAGTCAGCATTTGAAGAAGTTTAATAGCATTGCCAACACCCCTGTCAATAGCCTTGGCTTTATTGAGCTTTCTTTCTGCGGCAAGGAGTTGCTTTTCTACTTTATCCTTATGCTCCTGACTATGCTTGCCTTTCTTTACAGATTCCCAATGTGCCTTGACATTATCATAGTCCTCTTGAGCATTCTGCAAATCCTGCTTTATCTTCTCCTGCCACTGTTCCTGTCTAGCTTGCACATCGCCAAGATTATCAATTAAATCTTCTGCCATTTCAGCACTGCGCCTATCGTAAGAAAGCATCTTACCTTTCATCAGAGTCAGCAGTTCTATCTGCTTATCATCTAACCTGCCATCAGTCTCAATGTCTATGTCATTCCTGATCTTTAGATAGTCATCAATACCTTGCAGAAGGTTTTGACGATTTCTCTCCAGTATCTCCCTCATCTTATCAGGATTAGTGACATTCATCTGTCCATTCACATCAATGAATGGGCCTTCAAGTTTTTCCTGATAATCATCTGCTTGAAGTCTTCTATTAACTTCATTTAACTCATCATAAAGCTGACCTTCTTCTGGAGTCAAGGCTCTGATCAAAGAATTAAATTGTGCTATCTGCCCTTTAAGATATGCCTTCCTGTCTTCATCCTGCTTCTTTTGCTGTTCAGGAGAGATGGTGCTAGTAGTCTGCTTAACTATATCCTCCAATTCATCATCAGAGTATTCGGTGTTATAACCTACCATCTGCTTAAACTCTTCTAGATGACCAGAAGATGCAGCAGCATTGAGGTCTTGGAAAAAGCCCTCTTCCTCCAAATCCTTATATTTCATCTTATCTCCGTCAATGACAGCTTGCATAAGCCACTCATTATAGTCATTCTGTTTTTTCAAATTGTCATAATGAGCCTTGAACTTAGGGTCTTTTACCCTTCTATTCAGGTATTGTGCCACCTGTTCCTCATGTCCCTTAGCTTCCATATAGTCCTGATAGTTACCTACCAGACCACCAGCAAAACCAAAGCCTGCATTCTTTCCTATATAGGCATTCTTAGTCTGAGAACCAAACACAGGCATACCAAGCATACTGCTGACAGCACCAATCATGTATTCTTCCCAAGCATTAGGGTCTCCAAGATTATCTGCTATTGCTTTACCAAAACCAGCAATAAAGTCATCTACATCATTAGTAGCCTCATCACTTTGACCTGCTTCCATAAATCTTCTGATACTCTCATTGACAGCTTCTCCAGCACCATCACTGGCTGCTCTCTGAAGATACTCTTCCAGACCTTCAGTATTGCTTTTCCATAGTGCGGAGGCAACAGCCCCCTTAGCTGTCTTACCAGACTTCAGTGTACCTTTAGCCAATGAACCTTGCAGAGCATGGCCATTCCATAGACTGCCCATCTGTCTTCTGGTAGAGTCAAAACCTCTGGTATAAAGTTTACCAAGTTGATACATATTGGAAGCCATCAGAATGGGAATATTAAGCAGCAAGTCTGCATTACCCATTCTTGCTCTTCCCCTCTCTATCTCAGCCAGCTTGGTCTGATAGTCTTCAGCAGCCTGCATCTTCAAAGTGGTCTCCATTTCTGTACCACCATAGTCCTGCTCAATGTCAGCAAGTAACTGCTGATATTCATCATTGGCTACCTGAGTCTGCTGTCTTGCCCAGTCCTTACTATTATTCAATGCCTCAATAGCACCTTCATTGATAGCAGAACCCAAGGAACCTATAGTCTGAGTAGTAGCCCTTGTTGCCTGTGCAGCACTCCTGACTTTATCAAATCCCTCTAAAATCCTCTTACCTCTTTCAGCCTCTGTTAATCCTTCTCTGGCCAATGCTCTTTCCAGTCCAATAGCATCATCTCCATATTCTGCTGTCAACTCTCCAACTCTTCTGGCCATACCTGCCCTTTCTGCAAGTGAAGCAGCTCTTGCACTTTTGACAGCAGACTTACCTACTGCCCCAATAAGCTTACTAGCAGGAATACCTCCATAGAAAGCACCAACCATAAAACCAAGATTCTTCAGCAGTTTATCACCAAGGAAGTTGGCAGTGAAGATATTACTAAAAGGATTCTCCTGCTCATCCCTTGTATAGTAGTTAGGCATGAATTCTTCTGAAGCTTCTGTAATATTCTGAAGAGCATTGGTGATAGGATTATCCCACAAATCCTGAACCCAAGACTTGCCATTATCCTCCAATACTCCTGTTGCCTCCAATAGAGAATGTCCTGCACCATACAGTAGTCCAGCAGTCTCCAATGCAGTAGTACCAGCAAGCACACCAGCCTTACCAATGCCATTAATTAGCTTGGAGTACCAAGGCTGGTTCTCTGCCCTGATGTTTCCAAGCTGAGAAAACTGTGCTTCCGTAGCTGATGGATTATCCCAATGACTCCTACCCCAGTAGTCTTGCTCACCACTGAATGTCTGCTGCTGACTCAATGGAGACATGACATCTTGCTGGACATGAAGTCTTGCATCGTACAGTGAGGCAGGAGCATAGGTTTGTTCCAATCCTTGACTGAACTGCTGAAACTCTGGACTAAGACCTGACAGCATTTCTTCATTAACTCCCTGAAGCTGCCTGTAAGTCATGGGACCACTTTTTGTAATGTCTATATCTTTTTGCTTAGTTGTCTTTGGCATAATCTTAATATCCGTATGGGTTAAACTCCTGTTCTTTGGTCTTGTTAGATATTCCTAATTGCGAATGATAGAGATATGCTTCTTGTAATGCCTGTGCATACATTCTCTGTGCATAAGTTATCTCATCTGGAGTAGCCTGATGTACATTACCTTGAACATCCTTATACTGACCAGAAGCTACCATGTTTTGCCACTGCATGGCCTTCTGCATAGCTCTGTCTCTATTAGCCTCATTAGTAGGATTGATTCCTGCGGGCATCATATATCTATGTACCTCTCCATTCTTATCCTTTATCATCACAGTATTACCGTATGGAGAGAATCTTGTAGAGAGGACTGTTACCTTATCACTATTCAAGTCCTCCATATCAATGGTATCTCCAGAAGGCTTAAAGGTATTAGTCTTTCCATCAAAGTCAACCTCCTGGAGTTTGGTTCCTCTCGCAGCAGTCTGAATAGCTTTCTTCATGTCTTTTTGCTGTGAGTCACTAATTGTATAATCAAACTCCGTACTTTTGGTAGCATCAAAGGCAGAAGGTGCATTATCTCTGTTATACTTTACCCAGAGATTTCCAAGATTGCCAGGTTGCATCTTACCATTGATAATATACTTACTACCACCAAGGCTGTCTATAAACTGCTTGAATGGACTGTTTCCATAAGAAGAGCTTGCTTCTACCAGAATAGTTGTTCCTTCTGGTGTAACCATAGGCTTACCATTAGTCTGACGCACCTTTCTATTATACTCTTTCAAACCTTCAGCTGTCATTCTGACATGACCATTAGCATCTGTAGTAAAATATTTGGCATATTGATTCATATTTCTATTAGCCTGGTCTTTCTCCTTCTGATTATAAATGTTAATAGGATTGATGGCCAGTCCGTTCGTTCTCTGCTGCTCTTGAAGTCCTGCTGCATACCTAGCTACTCTCTTCTGCATAGCTTCCTGTGCAGAAAGTCTAGCTGCTTCATCTGTATAAGTCTGAACTTGTGTCTGACCTACAGCATTCCATAATCCCTGTCTTGCATAACTGTATGCCTGATTGAGGGTAGCTCTGTCAGCCCACTGAGGAACACCAGAGTCTGTCATCACATTATTTACCAAAGTATTAAGTATATGACTACTTCTTGGACTGTCAGGATTATTAATGGCCTGTGCAACCTCTGCTGCTGTGAAACCATGCTGTTGAAGCCATGTCTTTGTAAAACCATCCAAAGGTTTTCCATTACCGTAATCTCTAAGTTCCTTAGCTATGGCAGATGCTGCCTGTCCTACCTGTTGTGTAAGCAATGCACCACTATAACTTTCATATCCTAATTGAGGATTCCTCATATAGTCATCTAATGAAGTCATATCTGCCCTACGAGACAAAAGTAGAGTAGGATTCTGAAGCATAGCTTTCCTCTGCTCATCTACTTGTGCCTTCCTGTTGGCATAAGCCTGCTCAATAGGAGTTATTTCTGAAGAATACCTGCGCTTCAGATTCAACAGTTCCCTCCTTGTAGTAGGATTTAATCCATTATGCGACAAATTGACTGCCTGTCTCTGAAGGTCATCTGCATATCTTTTGTATTGTGCGTATGCTTCAGGATCTGTTTGTTCATTAGCCATACCTTCCCATACACTTGCTTTGGTAGCCAAGTCACTGGCAGCATCCTCTATGGCATTATACTCCTGAGTGTACATCAACAGAGGCTTCAACATATCATCAAAGCTTCTGTTCCTGAACTGAGTATTTGCTACTAAACTATAATTTGGCATTTCTACTCCTCCATATTTAGATTGTTAAACCTCTCTTCTTCAATTTACCACCATTTGCGCTGAGAGTTCTACTCTTTAAAGTACCAGTTCTCTCAAGCCACCTGAGTTTATCCTCATCATAAGCTTCCTCACCAATATTTCCAAGACTCTGAAGCACATTAGTCAAGTTAGCACTTATAGATGCTTGTCTTCTTGCATCAATATCATCCATCATGCCATAACCTGTCATCAGTCCTTGTAGACCTATCCTGCCTGCTTGCTCTCTTAACATGGCATTAGTCTTCTGAGAATCCATATCAGCATTAGCATTGAAGATATTAGTTCCTCGATTGAAATCCTCAACCTTCTGCTTTAGTGAATCATTATACTCCTGAGCCTGTCTGAACAGATTACCAGAAGCCAGTTGAGAGTTATACCCATTGGCAAGAAGTCCTGCCATTGCAGTACCTCTATTACCACCACTATTATTAGTCAGTGCTCTATCAGTAGCTCTTGACTGTGCATTGAGGGCATTTTGCTGATACCATATATCAAGAGGTCTGTAGGTAAGATAATTGCCAACATAATGAGGCTGAACCTGAGAAGGGGTTGCAAGTTCTCTGGATGCCTCAATAATAGCCTGTGGCCTACTATAATCAGGACTGCTCAACAAGTCATATCCTAGACCAATAGCACCACCAATGGCAGGAATATATCTCATAGCAGATGTAGCACTATGTTTCATGTCTACTGGATACTGAAGAGTCTGGGCATCCTTGTCATCCCATTTGAACCCCTTGTCATAGTCAGCATCAAAACTATTCAGAAGGTTCTCTTCAGTATCATTATAGAGGTCTCTAATAACCTTTCCATTATAGTCATGCATTCTATCACCAGCTCTCTCATTGATTCTTCTGTATGCTTCCTTTTCATTTGGCTTTAACTTGTCATAATCTTCCTGGGAGAGAAAACCAAGCATGTTGCCATCTGAATCTACAGCACCAGTATAATCTTTGCTTACCCAACCTATTCTGTCCGAATCATTAGTCCTTGCTTTATATATTTTAGACTTGTCATCAGAATAGCTGTAAAGCCCATTATCACCAAACAGTTCATTCCTCTTGGATTGTCGCTGCCCCTTCCTATATATATCTTTGGATTTATTATATTGATTATCTCTATAAATGTTGTTGAAGGAAGCAAGATTAGCTTCTGGATCATCAGCACTATATACAAACCCTTCCATCTCTTTGTCAGAGATACCAAGAGATTTAGCCATGTTTTTAAACCATTGTTCATCATATTTTCTGGCTATTCTCTTTGCCTTCCTACTTCCCTTCTTTCCACCATAGTCAAATCTGTTAGGCTCTACATCTCCAGCTTTAACAAGTTCTCCACCAAGAGCACTTACATTCTGTTGTAACAGCGTCAAATTCTCAGGCTCCTGCCCTAAAGCAGCCTCACTACCATCAGCCATCATCTGTTGCTGCTGTGCCATTGCTACTTCCTCAGGAGTAGGTTGTCCTGTAGGCTGCTGTTGTGCAGCAGCTTCTTGCATAGCCTGCTGTGCCATAGCTTCCTGCTCTGCCCTCTGCTGCATCAAGGCTGTCTGCTCCTCAGGACTCAGTGCCTCAAATGCTGCCTTGGCTCTTTCTGCCTCCATCTCTTGCTTTTGTCTCTCCTGCTGTTCCTCCAGCATTTGCATCTGTTTCTCAAAGCCAGATTTGGATATAGGGTCATTGGGTCTCTCCTCAATCTCTTTCTCCAGTCTCTTGGAAATGTCTGCAAAGGTAATATCCTTCTTCTTAGGCAGTCTAAACATCTGCTTAGTGGCTTCATCAGCCAGTATTCTATTACTGAAAACATAGTCATTAAAAACAGTCTCTCCTTCCTCAACAAGATTAGGAACATTTTCATTATCAACACCCATCTGAATTCCCTCGTTAGGATTCTCTTCATGTGATCCACCTGCACCAATAGTTACTAGGCCATCATTCCAGTCAGCTCCATTGGTCTGTAAGTCACCACCAATAGCAAAGCTGTTTGGCATAAAAGCGGGTAGGGAAACCATTCCTGCTGTCCTATTCTTTATGTCATTCTGCCTCTTCTTCTGAGTAAGATAGTCATTAATAAAACTATATTCTATCGCTCCCAAAGTATCATCACTATATTGTCCAAAAGGCCCTCCAAGACTATATGTACGTGAAGCCTGTACATTTCTCTTCTGATTACTCTCTATGGCATTGGCGGTGGATGCAAGGGCATTGTCTTGATAGCTGATTGCATTGCTCTCATCATTGAGGTATTCCTGCCCTTTCCTACTGGCTTTACCCTTGCTGAACCAGCCTCCCTTCACAAGGTCAGAAGGAGCAAAGCCACTCCTTGAGGAGGCACTGCCTGCTACATCCAAAAAGCTGTCTGTACTGCCTGTACCATCAAGTTTACTACCTACACTTCTCGCCCTATTCATGTTATCCTTTAGCATGGCTATATTCTCTTTATTCTCCTTTAAGCCCCACCCAGCATTAATGAAAGTTCCAAGGGCACCTGCCACACCTCCTCCCAGTATCAGCCATGGATTGCCACTCTGTAAACCTGTGTTCATCAGGGTTGCACCTGTGTTCACTGCTGCCATGCCTACCTTGTTCTTCCTACCACCAGCCAAGGTATTATCCACAAGGCCAAAGCCATTGCCAGCAGCAGCACTGGAATACTGATTGTTGATGCCTGCCATGATACCTTCACCAGCACTTGGAATAGCTGACAGCAGGGAAGGGGCATTGAAAGTGTTTCCTTGTGAGGAGCTGCCAGCACCCTGTCTCTGGGAGTCAGTCATAGGCAGACTGCCAAAGGGGTTATTTTGGCTGGCTTCATAGCCAAAGCCATTGGTCATGGCATTGGCCTGACTGAGACCCAGCACCCTACCAGAGGGGGAGTTCCAGTCTATACTGTAGGTTGGACGTTTGAGGGTGCTACTACCAAAACCATCAAATATACTGTTCCTCTGCCTGTCAACCATGAAGGCTGGAGCATTCCATCTGTTCACCGTATGTAATCTGTTTATTTCCATCGTCGATGTATTTTTTGCAAAGTTATTAACTCTGTACAACAATCAATAGAGTATTACTGCCAGTATAAGCCAAGGCAAGGACTTCATTAAGATGCTTATGTATAATAGGTCATCACCATGTCATGCAACTCCATTCTGTCAAGACTGTTTCCATTTGGTAGTGGATACTTCTTAAGCTTCATATATATCCAGGGATTACGCATCCTGTCTATGGGTTTCTTAGGTCTTTTACTCATGCGGAAACTACGATCAAAGGAATTATCAAAGACACTGAAATTATCTGCATTGTCTCTTGGTATGTCACAGCGCCATATCCTAAACTTACGCTTGAGGGCAGAGGTGTTATCCCTAAGGTGATGCTGCATGGATGGATGGCCATACTTGTTTTGTAAATAAGATATACCATGCTGGTACTCATTCCATACCTCAAGCTCATCGAAGGGAAGATAGGGATGATACCTGTCCTCAATAGTAGTTCCCTCACCATCTACCACAGCTCGGAACTCCACATTGGTAAAGGTCTTATCAAGGGTTGGCTCTGGATTGCCTACAAAGGTCATGCTGTAGGGCATGACACTATCAAAGAAGTTGCAGTAACCACCCTCTTGGTGCTGCCACAGGCTGGTAGTGCAATTATCCTCAAGGCTGTCCTGCCTCACCCATAGTCCTATGTCCTCAAGATTGCAGAAATAGGGAGTGTAGCCATAATCATAGAAACTGGTGAAGCTTCCAAGCTTCTCTGACCAGGCAAGGGCCTTATCCTGTCCTATGAACAGCACATCCTGGTTTAAGGCATCATAGTAGGACACGTAGTTACTAAACACATCTGGACTCCAGGCATAACGGCTGTCAGGGATATGCTGTTTTGCCCAGGTATTCATGCCACCAGAGGCTGACACCTCAGTAAACTGTCCATCAAACTTGTAGATACTCTTATTGTTGGAGTCCATGAAGTAAATGCCTGAGGGAGTGTTAACTACCGACCACTTGTTGCTACAGCCTATGGTACTGCTCAGATACCTCTTACCCTGCAACTTGCCACTGTTGGCTATCTCTATGGGAACACCATCGGCAGTGCTTATCTGTACATTCTCATTATAGAGCACCTGACTTACTCCACTATCCTGAAAGGCTATGAGCTGGTTGTTGAAACGCTGTAGACTATTGACACTACCTTTGTCACCATCAAGCTCAAGTACACTGCCCAAAGTGACATTAGTCCACTGGTCTATGTCTGCACCACTCTGCTTAGTCAGACTGTAGGCTATCTGGTTAGGATAGGACATATTATCCTGAGTATCAAGGCCCTGCTTCATGTAGGTGAAATAGTTATTCTGCTGGCTATAGACATGATTGAGGAGGTTGAAGTTCTCAGGTGACATCGCTGTATTATCCATCTGCCCCCTCTGCTTGTCATACCTACCATCTATATTCACCCTACTCTCACACATGAAGCTTAGTATCTCCACTAACTGATTGGTGTCCTTCTTGGTGTAGGCATAGGTCTTAAGGCTGTCATAACGCTGAAAATAGGTGTCACCTATAGTCCAGCGTATCTCTGTCATGCCATTATGGTTAAGTGGCACTGCCTCACCTGCAACCTGCCACTTGTTAGCCTGTAGGGCCTCTGGGGTCTTACCACCAAACCTGTTGGGATTGTCTGTCTTCTTGTATAGCTCACCAAGCCAGAGGAAGTTGTAGTAGCCAGGGTCACTGCCTGGTATGGAAATGGGAGGAAGGGTGACTGTATTCTGATAGAAGGATACATGGCTACCCCAGAAGGTATTGCCTGACCCCTTGCTATACAGACCTACATGGCTACTACCTACCTGTGCAGCAGGCATGATAGTTATCTGGTGCTCACTGCCACCATTATCATTGATGGCTATGACTGCATGGGTTCCTGACTGGTATTTCATGGATACCACGCCTGTGTTCCCACCTTTCAGGTCATTCACATTCCTACCACCAAGGGTCACTAAGGTGTCATACTTTGAAGTATAGTTGTAGAGCGGGGAGTCCACATTGGGATAGTAGTTCACCTCTGGCATACCCTCCATCTGCTTGGGTAACCTGTAATTGCGCAGGCCCTCATTCTCCTGGAAGTGGTAGCCTATGCTGATGTTACTGAAGCTCAGACTATCATTAAGGTAGCTACTACAAAGGGAATAGAGGAGATTAGACTCCTGCTTGACTTTCAACCAGGAAGAGGCTTTGCCCTCTCCCCTAAAGTCATTGTTAAGGGAACCTGTCTTTTGCCAGGGGTATATGGGATAGTCGCACAAACTGTAATTGGTAATAATGCCATCCTCCTTTTCTGCATTGGCTATCACTTCCACATCACTCCATAAGGCTTCAGTAACAAGGTGCCTACCAGCAAATTGACTCTGACCATTATAGTTAGTATAGTAGACATTTTGGTTTAACTCGCCTGCACCAACCTTGTCATAGCTGTAGCCATTGTTGTGGTTGGCTTCAAGGCGGGCAGAGGCATCTATATGGTGACAGGACACACTAGAAGTGATGGGCACATAGCCTACAATACGCAGCCCAAGTCCTTCGCTGCCATAGGACTGCACACTGGTGTCAAACTCAAGGTCTGGGGAGTTCAGTGTCACTATGCTCTGGTCTACGAAGAACTGGGTGTTAGAGTTAACACCAGCCTTAGAACTGTCAAAGACAGAGGAATAGCTCTGAATGGAGTTTTCTATCTCAACAGGATTTACCTTACCTTTCACATCAGTACAGGCAAGACTGTCATAGTGGGTGAATGGCACACTGCTGCCCTGTATCCACCCCATATTGCCTATATAGGAGGCATCATCACTTACAGCAGTGAAGACTGCACTATAGAACTTCACTGCTTCACTATCATCATCCTTGACATAGAAATAGAAGGTATAGGTGGGAGGCTGTGTAGGTTCATAGTCCTCATAGTGACGGTAATAGGCTGTATAGTCAGTACTTCTCATTTCCATCCCACTGTACCACTTGAAGGGTATGTCAGACCTTAGTATGTTTTGTAGGTAACTCCCATACTCAAAACCTCGGTCATAGGTTATATGGTCATGTTCATCAATACCAGATTCAGAGTATTCCTTGGGCCAGGGCTTATCACTGATAAAGGCAACACGGGTATTTCCAAGGCGTATGGCACCCCTGTTGAAATAGATACTCCTATATTCATTTATATTAGTAGGGTACGTACCATCTATAGTATCCCGCTCATAATCCCACTCATGTACACTAATATAGCCACTCTCAAGAACTTTATTTTTCTTATCTTCAGTAGGAAAATCTGCCACCAGCACATACACATCTTCAAGCCTGTCATTCCTGTAGGCATCCTCATCCTTGTAGGTGGAGGGATTGAACCAAGAGGGAATGGTGTCCTGGACAGATACTCTGATATCAATACTAATAATACCTTCCTCCTCTCCATTCACCATATATGGACGGTAATACCATGAAGCCTGGGCAAAGGGGGAATTGTTCAACCTGCTCTTAGCATTGAATACTGTGGGGTTGATGACTCCCTGACACAGTACCTCTCTGTCACCTATGGTAGGATAGACCACCACTGGCCTGATGGCTCTGTAGCTGCTGCTTATAGTCTCACCCAAGGGCACAAAAGCCCATGCATAAGGTATCTCTATACGTCTATGGGCATAGTCCACATAGGGATAGAATTCATTCTTCAAGTCATCAATGAATACTGGCTCCATCCACTCACCAGTATGCTTCTGTAATTGGAACCCAAACCTGTACCACTCACCTCCCTTGAAGGTACTAATACTGCCCTGACCCTTGTCTAACTGTAAAGTATGGTCATATACTCCAGTACCATCATCCATAGGGATAGTCCTGGTAGAATCCAGCATAAACTGCACTATCTGGCTACCTGTCTTCCTATAGCTGTCGAAGGTGCTTTGTAGAGAGGACATGCTGGAGTTCTTCTGGGATAGGTTGCCCATGAAGAGAGTACCATCTTTTTCTGACATGGTGAGCACAGTAATCTCTCTGCCACCAGCATACAATAGCTCAGTGGAGGAGATGGAAGACCCTACAGTACCAGTGTCTGTGTAGGTCAGGGAACCACTATTCAGGGGAAGAATGTCAATGAGCTTAGCCATGACCTCACCATTGAGGAAGGTACGCTGCACTGAGTAAATCCTGATGGCATCAAAGCTTGTGTCAAGGCCATCAAAGCTCAAGGTGAAGCTGGCATTGACCCTGTCCTCTGGAGAAGCCCCACGGTCACTATGTGATAGGTATTGTAAATCAGACACCCACACCACATTGCTCTGCTGACCATAGGTGTTGACATAGGTAAAACAATACTGTATCACACCAGGAGCAAAAGTACCACTGGTGGACACATTCTTTGACACCCTCACACGCTCAGTACTCCTTATAACTGGCACAAAGTCAAAGTAGCTGTTGCCAGCAACCCTGGGCCATCGCCACTTCATTCTATGGTCACTGTCTGCTGCTATGTTTATCACGCGAGGCTGGTTCCTACCATCTGTCCAATACACCTTCTGTATGTGCTCTGCCTCATAGCTTACCAAGGTTTCAAGAGGGTACTTGCTACTCAGATTCAAGCTGCCACTAAACAGAAGGCTACCACGCATTTGACAGCCACCAGAGGCTATTTCTTCATAGCGAAGCACATAAATTCTGTCAACACTATCTGTGGAGATGAGAGGCAAAGCCTTGCTATTGGTGGTGGTGAACAGCACAAGCTGGTGGTTCAAGATAGCTGTGCCTACAGGAATACCCCTGAGAACAAGGGTATTTCCTGTAGAAGCATCTATGATAGTAAGCCTCTTTGTACCTCGCTCATTCACCCAGCTCATCAAGGTGTTATGACTATTGGTACTCAGACGCATATTCACATTCTCAAAGCTGAACTCTGGACTAAAGGCACTTACACTCAAGTCCTGGTTCATGCCCTTTACCTTCCAAACTGACTGCTTCTTCATGGGCTAAAAACTAATTAGGGTTCACTAATATAGCTTTCCATTACCTCTATTTTAGTAGCACTATCATCACTACCAGGCTTGTTAAATGTATAGGTTTTGATATACTTCGTATCTTCATCTACTGTTGTAGAGCTACATTTAATTTCTTTGAGCACATACTGGGATGAGGAGAGAGCGTATGAGGTAGCAGGACTATCAGTATAAGAGGTAGTAACATTGAATATCCTGCCAGTATCCCTAAACTCAAACATAGGATAGAAACCATTAAAATTTACACAGTAAATATCCCATTCAAACGATTGACCATTTTTGAGGTCTACAAGATATACATTTGACCCACCTCCTACTACATAATATATTCTAAACACTGTATTAAGAGTAACACTGCTGGCAAAGGCAAGAGTTTCACCAGACAAGGAGCCATTATTCATTACATGCCTGCTGATAGCTCCAGTATAGCCATCTGAGGTCATCCATCTATACTCATAGCAATAGCCTTGGTTGGAACCAACATTGTAGTTGTTTATCTTCATCAAGTACAGCATCTTATTGATGTCTGTATTATAGAAACTATATCCTATATCATAGTCATTGGCAAGGTCAAGGTACTTGGGCATTTCTGCTGTATTACCAACATGCACACATACACCCTGCCAAGTGCTACCTTCCTTTCGTCTTATGGTAAAGCCATCATTGTCTCTCCAGCGGGTAGTGCCATTTCCTATACAGAGCTTGTTAAGTGTTGTGTCGTAGTAAAGCTCATCCTCAGTAGGAGCAACAGGACTACTCTGGCTGACCTTTGTGCCAGAAGATATTCCACCACCTGAAATGCCACTTGCATCAACAAAGAGCTTGCCATTACTACTCTGTACAGCAAGATTAGTACCAGATGTGCTATAGCCAAGTTTGACCAGGCCAAACTGAGAGCTGGATGCAGGGGGGAATGCAGCTGTCTTATCATTAATGGGCATTTCACCATTGCTACTTCCATCACCAGTAGGAATCGTAATAGTCTCAATTACATTTTCCTCACCAGTACTGCTAATGGTAATGGATTGGCCACTTTTCGATATATTTGTACCACTCCCAGCAACAAGAGTCACTGCTCCAGTAGTATTATTAAGGCTACTAACTCCTGCAACACCACCGCCACTACCAGAAATACTAGAAGCATCCACATACAATGAGCCATTAGTGTCTGTTTGGACAGCCAGGTTAGTACCAGATGTGCTATAGCCCAGCTTAACAACACCGTATGCACTATTACTCGCAGCAGGAATATCCCAGTAATGGTCTTGATCTGATAAGTCAACATCTCTGCCTTCTATATACGCTTGTTCTATTATAGGTATACTAATACCAGCAAGCTTTATTTTCGGTATTATAACATGTTGGACAGGCCCATATACTGCCCTGTATTGGCCAACTGAGGTATAGCCTAACTGAGTGAGTCCGTATTGTTGATTGCCAGCTACAGGAAGCTGTACCTTCTTATTACCATCAATAGTAAGATCAGTGTAGTTTTCGGGGTTGGAGTAGTTTGGGATTTGTACTCCCTCCAGTACATTGTCCTCCCCACTACCACCTCCACCTTCAACATAAGGCCAGTAGCCCCAACTATTAGTACTCTTATCCCATAAAAGGATATAATTGTTATTATCCCTGGATGGGACACCCAGGGGTGCAAGGCTTCTGATAAGCAAACTATTATAGAGGGAGTCCCACTTAGCCTTGTCTGCGGCTGACAACAGGCTTAGGCTATTACCCAAGGCAACAGTGAAGGATTTGGTAGTTCCACTGGTACTGCCATTGACAGTGAAGCCATTGGGCATGGTAAGGCTAACATCTGTCAGACCTTGCTGAATACTTGGAAGGGTCATATATCTCCAAGTACTGCCATTAAAGCCTATGACCTGATTGGCACTGGGTTGGCCAAAGCCTGTACTGTTTATCTCTAACAGAGGAGTGTTAAGGCTGATGGAGGGAGTCACGCCACCCCCACCACTGGTGTCTATATATCCAAGGTAGTCTATAATACCCTCAAATAGGCCACCTACCCTGTTGGCACTATTCTCATTCTCCTCTGTGGCATTCTTCACCAAGCGGGCTGTCTGATAAAGCTGCTCTATTGACTTAATATTATCTGCCATAATAATGTTATTTTAGTGTTTCTTGATATACTCTCTGTCACCAAGATGCCTGAAGCCCCTGTCAAAGCTCCTCATACTAGGAAGAATGGAGGTGACATAGTTTGTTATGCTTTGCATCTCTGAATAGCTGGGCAGTTGAAACTCACTCTGAAGCTGTCCGGCAAGCCAGCTGTATTCCTGCTGTATATTCTGAAGCACCCCAGCAGCTATCTTGCCTTGATCAAACTTGATAGTGAATACCTGCTTCTTGATATATGCCTCTAAACAGGCAAGGTAGTTCTCATTGTCTATCAACAGGGGAAAACCATCTTCATCCACAGGAATGGCCTTATAGGCTATCCTGACCTTACCTTCAGGGAATGAAGTGAAAATAACCCTGCCTTGTGTTTTGAAGGTAGGCTCCCCATGACCAGGGGCCTTTGGAGGAATGTACGGCATGTGAAAAGAGGCATTGTCACTGTGCCAAGTGGTTTTGCCACTTGGGTTCATACCTGGAGTGAAACTGTCTGTCATACTCCTAAGACAAATGCCACTACAGCTGTCCTTCACTTGGATAATACTGATAAGGTCACAGGGCAGTAGGCCCCTAAACTCATGTATATCTACATCAGCCTCCTTGTCCTGATAGAGTTTTGGGTATCCATGAATACCTATAAACCTAATTACATACCTCACTACTTGCTCCAAGGTTAAGTCAGAGAGCATAGGATGCTCCAACAGGTTGTCCAAGACCCGCCTTATATTTGTGTATCTTATCTCCTTTACCATAGCGTATCTATTTTACCATCAACGATATTATCCTTGAGTCTCTTCCTGACCTTCTGATGCAGCCTGAACTGATAGAATGTCTTGTTCTCGTATGTAGCATCTTCCTTGCAATACCTGACACAATAGACTATAGGACTCTCATACCTCAACAAGGTCTTCTTCTGATACTCCTCCTCATCTTCTGACCAAAGTTGGTTGGTACGTTTCCAGTCTATTGGATAAGTGTTCTTTAGCTTACCATCGACAAGGCGCACTCCCTTGGGATACTTTCTTAGCTCCAGCTTGCCCATGGCATGTGGAAAGACTACTGTCTTCCCATTAGCTACATCCTCTGCTAATAGCTTATTGACTCCTCTGACAATAGTATAGAACTCATGCTCCTTCAAGGGCCTGCCTATATCATACCAATGATGCTTCCTAAGCATCTTATAGAGGTCATAGACACCAATAGAGTTGGTTATCTTATAATTACGTACTTTTGTTGCCATTATGACCTCCTATTTAAATCTGGAACATCATCTTTTGCATTGTTCACTTCATCAGGCTTACGCAAGAAGTTTCCTGTCAACTCTTTGACTACTAACTCTATCAGGGGTGGAACAAGATAGTCCCTGATAGGAAACTCCATATCCAGTACATCACAGCTCTCATCCTCACCATCATTGTCACATAACAGACCTGCTGCTTCATCCATATCCTCAAAGATAGCCGACATGCGAAGCTTCTTCATATATAGGAACTGTGGATTGTTGCTATTAAGGTATAGATGCAGGTCTGGACCTATAGAGGTGTATATGATATTCCGTAAATAGGGATTAGTGCCTATATAACGCATCCTGTCCCTGCTAACATAGCTAATATAAACACCCTGATAATAGTCCAAGGGATATATCCTGGGCTGTGTGCCTTCCAGTATCTTTGGAATCTTCTGGGTAGTTCTTAGATAATACCCTCCTGTACATGGCTCTCCATCAATGGCAGGAACCTTCTCCAAGTCCAGACATATCTGCTGATACTCAAACTCAGAGGCTATGTCCTGACTGCCTTTCTCCTTCTCCTGCTCCTTCTTGATAAGGAAACTACGGTACTTCTTGCAGAGGAATATAATATGCTCTTCAGTCCAGAAAGAGTCATCTGAACTGGCTTTCAAAAAATCTAGTATAGAATAGACAAGTTCTTTTACTAACATGTTTATATATTTTATGGCTCAAAGGTACAACTTTACAGCATACCCTTGAGCCATATTAAAAAAATCGTTTATTGTACTAAAAGAACTATTTAGTCCATTAAAATACACAGAAACCAGCTAGCCAAGAGCCTCTATCTGCTCATCAATATAATTCTTTATACCGTAGAGAGTCATATTGCTTGAAGCATCTGTAGCATCACCAACTAACTCTGCCCCTACTGATGTAGCATAAGCCTTAGCCCCATTAATAGTATTGGCTGATGCTTCATCCTGAACACTTCCAATCAACTCTGTCTTTACATCTTCTACTGTATCATCTATCTCAGAATGAGTACCCTTATCATCAACTAACTTTAATGGTTTCCAACCATTATCAAGCACATATAGAGCAAACCCTCCATTCACAGGTTTTAACCATGCAACACCATTGATAGCCGAAGGAGCATTGCTGCCAATATACAAATCTACCTTTTTCATATTATTTTGATTTTAATATTTAAAACTTAAAGGGGAAAGGGATTAGTAGTCCCTCTCCCCATAGTTAGATAATCCAATTCTACCTCTATGCAATACCAGCAATGGTAAGACCAGTAGCAGTCTCAAAGGCATCAATGAAGTCATTCAGAGCTGCCTTGCCATCTGCGGTAGCAGGAGCTACAATGGTAATCTCCTTCTCAGTGCGGTAGCTGTTGACACCAGTGTCAGTGAAGGCATAGTGAAGCTCAAACACATGATACTGCTGGGTGGGGTCTACTAGATACTTGGTGGGAATGACATTAGGCCAGCCCTTACCCCTATACTGGTCTCCACGCTCACCCATGCAGAACCACTCAAGATCTGCAATCTGCTGACCATTACCAATAGCATTGGTTCCTACTACTGCATTGGCCTTGGCAGGAGTTACATCTGTCACCTCACCCCATATCAAATCCTCACCTCCAGTGTAGATGGTAGAGCAGAATACATCAAACATAATTCTGCGGGCCTTCTTAGTGCCAAGCTGCCACTCCTGGGGCTTCTCCTCAATATAGAGACCATTGGCATCTGAAGTGAACTTCACATAGGGATTAGTAGTCTTGGTAGCACCAGGCTCACGGCTGAAAGCTGCATTGAGGGAATCTGCCATCTTAGCATAGAACTGGGTAGCAGTCATGCCAGTAACACCGTGGACAACAGCATCCTTGAAATACTGGGAAGCATCACCACTTGAGAAGAAATTCTTAAAGTTGATGCTGAGAACATAATCCTGACCACTGACAACATTGCCACTTGCAACATCACTCTTTAGAGCAACCTTTACCTTCTTCATCACTGTTACCATATCAGCTGCCTTGATAGCCTTGGCATAGCCAATATTGTGAATCTGAATAAAGTCACTGGTTAGAACACTCTCTACACCCTTGTAGTTGAACATTACTTCTTTACCACGAATGTCATCAATAGACTTGATAGCACCAATAGTACCAACAGCCGATGCATCAGTAACTGAAGCATTATAACCACTGATTACATACAACTGATGTACTTGATTTACCGAAAAGTTTGCCATGATTTTTAAACATTTAAGTTAAACATTGCCTGATGGTATGGCTTACCCTGTCAGACGTTAATTACTCTCTATTATTACTTTGTCTATTGTTTTGGGGTTCTATCCCAATACCTTTGCTTTGTAGGGCCATCCGAACTGCAAGCTCCAATATCCTCTGATGCAACCCCTCATGCAGCTCACAAGGAGTCTCAATGTCACTGTGCCCAATGGTTATGCCATTGGGTAAATCCTCAAGAATAATAGGACTTAGCCTTTTTAGATACCTTATATAATACTCAGACACCTCATACTTGCAAACTATTTCTACGTTGTTTTCACTAAGGTCAAGCCTAAGTGCCCTCCTGTCATTGGCTCCCCTGAAGGGATTCTTCCTTATCCTATGGTATTCATCCTGGGTCACAGGAACCACCTGCATAGTGGTATGACCATCACATTTTCCCTCTGTCAGAAGTACACTTTCATAAGTGATAAACCAAAGGTCAGAAGGCAAGGTAAAAAATTTACTCCTGCTGTCAAGACCCAAAGGTTTCCCTGATGAAGAGGTCAGAGGACTAAGCTCTGCCTCCATCACCAGGTTAGACAGGTATCTCCTCAGCTCCTCAGTCTCTTCAAAGCTTTGGAGGGAGGAGTTCCTGCCTGTATATAGGGATAGCACAAGCTCTTCCTGGGCTTTGGTCAGGTAAAGGCTCTTCTCATACTCATTGAACTCTATGGTATCAAAGGAAGCCTTCGAATCAAAAGCCCTAAAGCGCAGATAACTGTCAGCAAGTACTGAAAACTGGTTTGAAAACTCTTGAGGGGTCATGGCTCTTACTTATTGTTATTAACGCTGCTCTGACTGTCTGGAAACACCACTGCGGGTAGCAACGGCCAGCTCAAAAGCCTTCTGGAGTATGTCAGCATGAAGAATAGGATTAAGCTCACAGCTACGCTGCTTGGTAAGACCCTCTATGTTAAGGCCGTCAGGAAGGTCAAGGAGGATAATAGGGTAGGGCCTGCGAATATAGCGTATCTTGTAGGCCACTATAGTCTCACCCTCAGACAGGTTCCAACGGGGAATAAGCTCAGTCTTGATGTCAAAACCCTGCTCATTATTCTGCAACAAACGCCAAGCCTGCTTCTTCAAAGGCTGGGAGTAGGGGCGGGACATCTCCCTGTCATACTCCTTATAGTTAATGGGAACAATCACATAGTTCTTCCGCAGTTGACTGGAACCACTCCCAACAGTGGTTATCAGCTTCTCATTAAGGATAAACAGCACATCTGGAGCACCACTGCCATCACCATTGGTATGGAAGGTCTCATCAAAGGTGGGGTCAAAGGGGTCAGACACTCCACTTGTAGCACTCCTGGTTGGCATATTGTAGAGTATGCCCCTGTCATCAAATACAGAGGACTGGTCTTCTGCTTTAATAAGAGTGGCTGTAGTGATAAGAGAACTGAAGTCTACCTGTCGACGAGTATTATCATCAAAGCCTGCATTGTCACTATTGGTACTACGGTCAAAGTATGTCTTGACAATAATATCCTGTGCCTTGGTGAGCAGGACACTCTTCTCATACTCATCAAGCACAATGTCACCACGATTGGACTGCTCTCCAAACTGAGCCTGTGCTGAATAGCTGTTCAACAGGGCATCAAAAGAATCACTGAACTCTGAATTTGTCATAGCCATAGTATTTTAGTTACTCACTTCTCTGGCCAGATTGAAGCACAAGTTGTGCATTGTCATTGCCTGAGGCTGTCCAGCTTACCTTGGCAAGCTCTACTGCACGCTGGAGAATGTCCTCATGGATGATGGGATCCAGTTCACAACCCTTCCACTCATTACCACCATCGCCTGGATAGGCATAGCCATCAATAGTCAGACCATCAAGGGGGCCAACGATAATTGGCTTGGGGAACCTGATGTACCTTATATTATAGTCAGATACAGTGTCATTGGGGCCTATCACTATCTCTGCATACTTAGTAGATGAGCTACCATTTACCTCACCAGTATTAAGCAGTCGCCAAGCCTGCCACTTTAGAGGTCTCTTATAGGGCTTGGACATTAGCCTAAGATACTCATCATAGCGTAAGGGCACTACCTGCAAGTTCTTGTTACTGCTTGTAAGGATGGCCTCATTAATGACAATAAACACATCTGAGGGAAAGGTGAAGAGGGTGCTACGGGTGTCTATCCTGCCAGTCTCAACATAGGCCAAAACAGTAAGATAACCACCATTATAGGGAAAACCTGCAACAACAGAGACACCCTTGTCTGTACTTATCACCTTCCTGTTTCCTGCATACTGTATCTCATAGCGGTGAGAAACTGTCAAGTCATAAAGATCTACTGAAGGAACATACTGGTCAATAGGGGAGAAGCTAAGACTGTAGGCATCAACCCTTGTGGTCTCAGTATGCTCAAGGTTCTCACACATGGCCATGCGACTACTATACACTGGGGTGCAAGAAGAGGTCTTCATAAGGCAACTAAAGTCTGCCTGACGCTTGGCTGAGTCATCAAAACCCTCACCTATGTTGTTACCCTTACTACCAGCAGTGAAGTAGTTCTTCACTATCTCATTCTGAGCCTTGGTCAAAAACACACTCTTCTCATACTCAGTAACACCAGGAGCCTGGTTACTGGTGATGTTATTGAATAAAACATCGAATTGATTACTTAGCTCATCAGCAGACATACTTTACCTCCTTTTTTATTTTTTAAGTAGGTAGGGGTTTTGCCCCTACCATTGTTATTCTTTCAATCTTGCCTCCAAACTGTACTTCAGCTCCTGACGCTTGATATTGGTAATATATCTTGCAGCATTAGTCAGGGTACTGTCCTCACCATTATCACACATAGGCTGGCCTTCATAATAGTAGAGGTCATTCCTTTTTGTAATAAGACCTGCCTCTACAGACTTCTTGATAAGTACCTTGGCAGGCAGAAGTTCATCCTTGATAATAGATAGGAATCTCCTTGGATCTTTCTCAATCTCATCCATAGTCTTTGCCTGGAGGAAGTCAAGCTTTGTCATACTACCTACAGGTCTGCCTGTGATAAGTTCAAGAATGGTACGAAGTACATTTGAATCTTCACTAATCTTACCATACTGGATATAACTCTGACGCTTGGCATCATTCTTACTGAGATTCATCTGAGTCTCAGCATTCTCATTTACAATGACAAACTGATAGGTTGCCTTTGGTCTGTCCTCCAGTTCCTGAAGACTTGGGCAGATGTAGTCTTTATTAGCCAGCAACACCTTGTACTTGATGTAATCAATCGGGTCACTGAGGTCAAGGTAGTTGTTCTGCTTATGCAGTGTTACCATACCAACACCCTGTTCATTGGAGTCATCCCAGAAATTGTTATTCTTATTATAGATGCTCAATGCCCCAGGCTCCAAACGCATAATATGCTCCAGATAGGCCATCTCACTGTCTGTGAGTATGTTCATGTACTGGCCATTACGAAGCCTTGGCACTACATAGGTCTTGGTTGAACCATCTGCCATACCCCCACTAAGCACATGTCCTTTAGTATGAACCAGTGCATTAGGACTGGGCACAAACTTTACTATTACTGTCTCTTTCCTCAATGGGTTCACTAATGCTTTTTCATGCACTGTGCTTTGAGGTTTTGCCTCAAAGTTACTGTTACTTTCCTGCACAGGAATCTGAGGTGTTACCTTAGGTTGCTCTATTGGAGTTGTATCTATCTTGATGTTCTCCATGTCTGGCATTGTATCTTCTTCTACTCTCTTCTTATAAGCCATTTTTATCTTCTCCTCTTATATAATTGTTTTCCTTTTATTTATACTTTGTCTCTTGCATTGGGATTTTATCCCAATAAAAACATCTAAAAGATTGGCAGGAGAGGAACCTAATCCCCTCACTGCCTTATCTCTTTTATACTATCCCTGAAGAATGTCAGGAATAAAGCTTACAGTCCTTGTAGGATCAAGTACACATACACCAGTTGTAGTAAACTTGTGGATGGTTGCACTATCCTCATCATGGCTCATATAGGGATTACCCATCTGGCCTGTGAATGGATTTCTGACATTTATATGTTGCGAATACATCGTTTCCATGTACTCTCTTCCACTTTCATGGAAGTTCAGACTATATCTTCACTATACTCTGTATAGTGCGAGGCATTTCGGATTTACTTAAACCCTACTCCCTTGCGGGATAGTCGTTGAACCTTCATATATATCTTCATATATGCTTGGCTGCTGGTTATCCAATCTTCTGGTATTTACTTTCCTTATTATATTCTTTAGAGTGGAGTATTTGATATTAAACAACTTTGCTATTTGGTTTACTGTGTATATAGTCCTTAGTTTGCCAATCTGCGAAACCTGAAAGTCAGTCAGTACCGTAGTAAGGGGAACATCTTTAACTTTCTTTCTGTTTCCGTATAGAAATGAATGTCTGACATTTTCTTTTGGTGTCACCCACTCAAGATTCTCTACTTTGTTGTTTGTTCTATCATTATCCTTATGGTTCACACAGGTCTTATTTTCTGGATTTTCAATGAACGCTTTTGCTACTAACCTGTGTACTGGTTGTGATGTACATTTACCGTTTGGCAGAAACACTGTGCATCTACAGTAACCATCTCTATCTTTGCAGAACTCTGAAATTACATCATTGTGATGTTTTCTTGTGTTCTTTCTTACTCTGCCTAAATTGCTGACCTCTATACCAACATATTCAGGTAAGCTTTTCCAAATCTCTTTTGTCGTTTCCATATTTAAATGTTTGAAACCTTTGTAAATACCGTTTGAAGCTCTAAGGAACTTCCAGCAATTAACCTCGTTTATTTTCCTTATTCTGTTCCTGAGGAAGGGTGGGAACTCAGAAATGTCGTAAAGGCTATTAAGCCGCTAATCCCCACTCATAACTCGTCATATCACCTTCCTGACCATCTACTGCCACCTTGAAAATGTTGGGCTGGTCCATAGTACCAATGTCAAAGATGTCATACCTACGGCTCATTGCAGGGCCTCCCTGGTACATAATCTTGTTACGCACAGGATCATCATACATTGGGTCAACATCAATCTTCACATAAGCACCATTAGGAGCAACAAACTCTGTTACCTGAGGAACAGTCATCTTGTAAGCACCACCGTTGGGATTCATCTTAGAAGTGGTCTTAGTCAGCACACCAAGGGCACTGGCATCATACTCATAGCTGATGGGACTCCAACCAGAACCCTCCCTCAAAGCTGCCTCAGAGAACTGAATGGCACCAAGCTCACCAGTCTTCACAAGGAACCTGCGCTCTGTAAAGTCAAGGTTTGCACGGCTGATATTGTACAGACAGGTCATAAACCTCTTCAGTGAGAAGTTATTATAGAACTCTGTATTACCTGCCTCCATCTGCTGGAACAGACCAGCACCCATGCGGATAACCTCACCAGACTTACCAATATCAAGATACTCACCATTGCCATTACGGTTGCTGCGTGCAAATGCAAGTGCCTTGTTCTTAGCTGCATTCCATTGCTGCTCAAGTACCCACTGCTCATAGTGCATCCACATGTCATAGTTCTTTGTAGTGTAGCGGCCATTGGTCTCTACTTCTACAGGAATACCAAAGGCAATCTTCTTGTTAATCAGAGCACCAGAAACCTTATGCTGCATACGGATAGAGGTGAACTCATTACGCATTGCAACAGGAGAGCTGAAAGTTATATCATCCACTTTGCGAGAGAACTCACGCTCTACAGGAGCAAAGTCCTTAGAGAACCTCTTACCAGGTTGCAACTGCTCAGCAGGCATACCACCTACAACACTACCCCATACCTGTACCTTGTAGCGAATGTTAGTACCTTCACGATAGCCATCACCAAGAATGCGCAGAGGATAGATTTCATTCAGCTCACCTACAATCAGGGCGCCATCTGCAAACAAGTCCTCATCAAAAACAACATAGAAAGGCTCACCATTAGCACCTACATTATTATCATTGGGACCAACAATAGTTCCATCAAGAGTCCTTGCCTCTACAAGAGGAAGATTCTTGACCATAGAGCCAATAACAGGCCATGTGTACTCCTCATCACTCTCAAACGTCTTGGTAGGGAACTGTGAGAGGAAGGTGTCCAGAGTCTTACCCTTATGGAAAGCAAGCAACTGCACCATCAGCTCAGTAGCCATCTGAGGCTTTCTCAGAAACACACCTCCAAGGTGGTTCAGCTTGCTGGTCTTTCCCCAGCTGTCAAACTCCAAACTTTGAAACTTACCTAATTTACCCATCTAAATAAAGTGTTAAACATTAAAAAACAATCTCTTTACTGTGCTCAGAGGTTTTGCCTCTGAAATATCTTTTAATGTCTAGAGAGCCAATCTGAAATTCCCGTCAAGGAAGGATTCAGGATCTGATTTCCTACTACCTACCATGTTGAGACTACCGTCAGAATTCCTCCTTGTATTCTGGAGAGTCTGCTCTAACTCCCTTAGACCTTTTTTCATTTCCTTCTTAACCTCTGCCTTGGCAAAGGACTTAAAGTCCTTAAAGCCATCTGTCAGAGTGTAAAAGAGACCCGCAAACTTCAAGAACTCACCTGGATGCTCAGTTTCAAACTTCTGAATAGCTGTCAGATACTGACCAGTCTCAGGATCTTTGTAGACAGGTCTGGAGATATTGTCATACACTTTTTTCCGGATGTCCTTTGAAATCTCCATGTCTCCCATCAAGTTCTTGTCCTCAAGGAGTGACTTCTTCAGTTTTTCCTCCTGCTTACGTCTTTCCTCCTGTTTTTTCTCTGCATCCTTCTGAGCCTGCTTTAGCACATCATCATACTGCTCTTGGAAGTATTCCTTATTGCTTTGAAGTGCTTCCTTTGCATCCTCCACATCTGTACCATTGTCAATGGCACGCTGTGTCAGCTTCTGTGCCTTCTCAGGCTTGTAGCCTTTGTTAATGAAGTCCTGATAGATAATCCTCTGTCTCAGCTGTTCACCACTCTCACTCTCATCTGTGAGTTGTGCATCTGTAACTTTGTTCAGGAAGTCAAGAGTTCCTTCATACTGCCTTATCTGAGTAGGCTCTACACCATTCTCCAAGGCATTTGAAATCCTCTTTTGCTTCTCATCAAGACGGGCATTAACCTCTGCTTCAATAGCATCACTCAGAGTCTCTGCATCTGTCACTTTGCCTATTGCCTCTTCATCAAGGTTAGGGAAGATACCATCCACTGCCAAGGCATTAGCAATGGAAGAGTAGAAGTTCGGAGAAGTACCACTGCCTTCTGTAGTGGTGGCATCTCCCTTTTCCTCATTATTCTTCTCACTACCTACGCTCTCTGGCTGTTTAGTACCCTCATCCTCAAAAAGGTCATCGGGGTTTACAACCTCAGTAGTCTTGTTTTTCTCAATATTTTTCTCCACTGGAGTCTCCTCACCAGCACCTTCTGTAGGCTCTTCTACAGAAGTCTCTTCGGAATCACCGAAGAGATCATCAATCTCCTGTGCTCCAAAGATGTTGTCTAAACCTAATGCATCCATTGTTATCCTTCTCTTTAAATTCTACTAAAGTTTCTACAATCTTCTGCTCGCAAAAGTACATATTTATACAACTACACACCATTTACTTAATACAATAGTAAGTTTCAATAAAAAAGGTGCTAAGAATAGCACCCTTCTGTTCAGTATGTTGGCATATTTTGACAACAAAATTTACTGAAAACTTTGTCTATTGGAAGGCAATTCTATTGCCATAGCCTCCTTTCTTACCTGGGTAGTTCTTCTCAAAGTAGTCATCCTTCTCCATACCAGAGGCACTGCCCTCCGCATTCCTGACATCACCCTGATAGAGTATCATCTTTTCTTCCCTGTACAGAATAAGCTGCACCAAACTCATCACACGGTCAAAGTTATTATAAGGATCCCACTGTATAAGTTCCTTTAAAAGTGCCCTGTTTCTTATATGGTATAGGTTTGGTACTGTTACCTCCACATCATTGCCTTCAGCATCTTTCTCTATCCTTGGAACAGGCTTTCTCAGCCAGTCATTTATCATCTTAAAAGCACCATTAATAATAGGTGTAGTGGCATGTATGCCTTTTGCTTTGTTACCATAACCAATAGTACTAACCATTTGTCTGTCCCTAAGATACTCGGGAGTATCTGCCAAAAGATGTACACAATTACACTTACTGAAATAAGAAAAAGTACCTTTTAGGTTCTGCTCATACATACACTTAGCATTGTAGAATAAGCATACTTTCCTGACCAACTCATATAAATCCTCTGCAAACATGGGTCTGCCTGTATATTCTGCTACAAGCTTGTCTGTCCATAAGTCCATGACAAGACAAGATCCCAATGACATAGTATTTGCCACATCAGAGTCAAATGGGTCAAGAGATACAATGTATCTGTCGTAAGGAATTTTTCCTTCATGGTTCTTCTGAGGCATCTCATATATTTCCAGTGCTCCGACAATCTTATTGTCCGATGTTGGAAAGTCCCTAATAGGCAAGTCATTAGTAGGCTTGAACTCAACACCTCCATCCTTGCCAGATACAAGTTCACCTACATACACATCGTCATATTCAGAGGGATTATTGTCTATTTGGTTCAACCTATTATTCAGTTCGGTAACAGGAAATACATTTCCCTGACTTCTGAGAATTGCCTCCTGAGGTGTAATGGGATACTGGGATATACGCTGGGTAAGAGTATTTATATCAGAAGAACCATATTTTACCTTGTACCTGTCATAGCAGATATTAAGCAATGCCTTGGTTATATCAGAGTTGCCATCCTTGTCTATACAAGTCCTGTCATAGTTCATATATGCTCCATAGAACATACAGAACTTCCTTCTTCCCTGCCCTTCCTTGTCAAAGACATTCTCTATACCATATATATTATATCCATCAGGAGAGTATAACATTTCTTGGAAATCCTGAAAGTTGCTCTGCTCCTCACCAGCTGTGCCATACAGGACTATTTCCGCATATACATCACCACCTTCTTCTACTGATGGTCTTATCATGTTGTACATACTTTTCAAGTCTTTGAAGATACCTGCCTCCTCCACAATGTACAGTACACCACGCGAACCATTCATCTTATCCTGATTAACACCAGTAATTACTCCCGTGACAGTATTACCTGATCCAAATTCTACATCAGAGCCTGACTTCTTGAAGCCCATCTTCCATATCATCTCCTGATTGCTACTCTTCAGCCTCCTTGATGCAAACTGGGTTTCCTTGGCACAGAAGTCAATATTATCCACAAATACTGACAAAATCTGGTTAGGGTTCATCATCTTTCCCCTGTCGGCAGCAGTTACATAGCATTGCACCTTGCCTTTCTTAACCTGCTCCTCAAATTCACAGAGGACAAATCTTTTGGTAAGCATAGCTGCTCCAAGTGTGGTTTTACCACGTCCTCTAGAGGACAACTCTGCTGCATGATGTCCATTAAGTCTGGCCTGATAGAAGTAATGGGAGGCAAGAAACTGCCCATCCCAAAAGGCAGGTGGGGACATTACACGCATAGCAAAGCCATCAGCCCTCTTCTTGACGAGATGCATGGGACAATAGTTCAACATCCAGTAGTAGTCACCTGTCACCCACATACCTGTCTCTGGATTAATATACCCTTCCCATCCCCTTCTTCTTTCTTCCCTAATCCATTTACCATACTCACTGTTAGGGTTGGCATTGGGCTTGAGATTGGTATATTTTCCAAGTTCCTGCCATTGCAAAGCTGTTTGTCTAAAATAATCACTTCCTTCAAGGATCGGAGGTTTAGTTATATCTATTATTGCTCTACCACGTTCATCCCTTGGAAGCTCTGAAATCATAGGTCTGTCAGGAGAGACCATCCATCTGATAAATGGTACATTATTAATAAAATCCCAGAATTGCTCCTGTACCTCTTGGGGACAATCAGCAAACATCAGCTCTTTACCATCTACCACCACAGACAACTTCTCTAAGGGTGTCTGGCATTTATTCCATATTACATTATCCATAAAAACAATCCTCTACTCTTTATGGATGCAAAAATAAAAAAAGCTTACCACACAGGTAAGCCTCTAATAATTGTACTAAGAGTTACTTTATATAGTTTATAAAGTCAAGCATTAAATAGTTGCATTTACTTCCTGCTTCATACAGTTTCTTTGTATTCTTTTTAGCAAACCATCTAGGATACCAGTCATCAAGTAGCTTGGGAGAACAGACTGAGGCATACTTCTCGTCACAAGTGGGTTCATAGTCAAAACTATACTCCATATCCCAATTGTAGAGGTTCCTGCCACACCAAAACCTAATATGTGGGAATAGCTGTGACAGTGTGATACAACAACTGGAGAAACACTTCCTGTTAAGCAAGGTATAATGCCTTTTATTGCGAACATCAAGAAGTACCCTGACAGCAACATCACCCTTTCTGTTAAGCCAACCTAACTGTGACATCAAGCTATCAACAGTTATGTTATAGACTATATAGCCATGGTTGACTTGTAAGATACCATCACCATTGAAGCTGAGCCGCAGGTCAAAGCATCTCACACCATATATTTCATACTGCTCCCTGATGCCTACATCCTGACACCTGGAGGTAAAACGTAGAAGCCACATCCACCATTTCTTAGGTCGAAGGTAGCTCCATGAATTATGACTTGCTAACAACATATCAATCCAGTCCTATATCTCCCAATGTCAACTCCTGAGTTCCTCTAGCCTTTCCATTATCCTCCTCCAACTCTGCTTCTACTTTCTTCTGAAGAGTTTGCAGGGAATTGACTATACCCTCCACATTCTTTAATGCTGCTGTCACAGAGGAAATTTGATACAAAGGTCTGCCTTTATCATCAGTTTTATTCAGTATGTCAGGGTCACTGAGGAACTTACTGACTGTATCAGCAGCCTTCAAAGATGCCTCTAGCAGTTTCTGTGAAGGAGTAATAGTCAGTTTTCTATACACCTGCATAGCCTCCAATAGTAACTCTGAAGGTTTGAAATCAGTAGGCAATCCCTCCTGTTCTATAACAGCCTTAGCTCTCTCCTCAGAGTCAAGAATATAGGAGTAGGAAGAGGCAGGACTGACAGTAAAGTACATAAATGACATTTGCCTCCAGAACTGTTCTTTCCTTTCTGAACGATCTTGGTGGAAGAGCCTCCTAATGGGCCTTACCAAAAAAGCTTCATCTGCTAATTTTATTTGAAAATCTTCGTAACGTATAAGCTTCATACTGCTGCTTGTATATAACTAAATGTTCCATCAACAAACTTTTCATAGGCAAATTCCCCCTGACCAAACTTCAGTAGTTTCCATAATTCATCCAAAACTAGCATATCATATTTATGGAATTCTTTTTTCTTATCATTCAGTTGCTCTTTATTAATTATATGATGCACTCTAATTATAGAATAATAATGGTCTGCGTCAATAAAGAAGTTTATGCAGGTATCTAAAACTACATTTTCCCCATCCCTCATTATATGACTTTCAAAAGATAAATGACCCCTTGCTTCTATATTCCTTTGCTTCCTTTCCAACTCAAGATTAGAGTTTATTACTGCTAATATATCACTCAGGTTATACATAATAAAT